CTAAGTTATTGATATTAAACGAAGGTCCGGTGGCAGAGTGGCTATGCGGAGGATTGCAAATCCGCTGTATGCCTAATACACCACCGCAAGAGTGGACCTTAGACCCTATCAATCCCTAAGTCAGTACCGAATACACCTTCGCGACTATCCTTTGTAACATTCCAGAGGATTTAGCATTGGATTTAGGTAAGAAAATAAACGAGCAGGTGTCGCTCGAAAAGTTATCGAGGCAACGTGGCATTGACCGGGTTAGGTCTCGTAACAAACAACTTAAAGAATCAGAGAACATGAGCATGACCAAGTCAGGTCGTGCCCTCATAGCCATGTACATCGATAAGATTGCAAAGGCAGTTGAAGAAGAGATCGTAGACAAAATAGATAACGGTAAGGGTGGACGGCAGGTCGTATCTCTACGTCTGTTGCAGGTTATCGAGACAGAGATTGCAGCGGCTATTGCCCTGTCGGCACTACTCAACGCGACTAACCGCACAACAAACCTCACTACTGTAGCTCTAGACATAGGTAAGAAGATCGAGGACGAGATCAAAGCTCGCGTGTTCGAGGAAGTGAACCCTGCCCTGTATAAAAAAACTTACGCTGATGTCTACGGACGTAGCTTCGGCTATCGGTACAAGCGTCGTAAGTTATTTCAATCAGCCACGACACACGGCATAGACCTGATGATATGGACCCGCCGAGAAAAGATGATGGTGGGTACACGTATGCTTGAGTCTATTGATGAGCATACCGATCTCACTGAAATTTACATGAAGCAATATGCGAAGAAACGACGGTGGTGCATCGAGCTATCAGAACAGGCAATTAAATGGATAGGTCATCGTGACTTTCTTCAAGGTCTCAACGAACCAGAGTACCTGCCTATGGTGGTACGTCCTCGTCCTTGGAAAGGCGTCATGCCTGATCGAGAACCGTCGAAGAACCTGACGGGTGGGTACATCACACCCAACATCAAACAACCTGCGCTCATCAAGACACACTCGAACGACTACCTGCATGAGCTATCTAACTTTGATCTCTCGCAAATGTTTCGACCTATCAATCAGCTACAGGACACACGCTGGCGGGTTGATACAGACATGCTCGATGCTGCTCAACAACTTTGGGACAACGAGAGTACGTTAGGGCGTCTACCTGAACAGGGTGAAATAATCCTGCCACCAAAACCACACGACATAGAGACTAATGTGGATGCACGTAAGCAGTGGAAGCATGAGGTGGTCAAGGCTAGAGCTAAGAGAGCTAGAGGTAAGAGTCATCGAAGGTTGGTTGGCGACACGTTACGGGTAGCTCAACAGTTCAAAGACCAAGACGATCTACACTTTGTCTACACCTGTGACTTCAGGGGTCGAGCATACCCGATGACATCGTACCTTCAGCCTCAAGGTGCTGACCTTGGACGTAGCCTGTTGAGGTTCGCTGATGCAGAGGGCAAGGCGATGACTGACGCAGGTGCGCGGGAGCTTGCAATCTATGGTGCCTCACTCTTCGGCCACGACAAAGGCACGATGGATGAGCGAGTGGAGTGGGTTGAAGAAAACTCTGAAGACATATGCAGGTCAGGTGACAACCCATTCGATAACAGGTTCTGGACTTTTGCTGGCAAAAAATCTTTCACCGCGTTGGCCTTCTGCAAGGAGTGGTTAGGGTGGAAGCGTGACGGCAGCGCATTCTATACCACACTGCCGGTCATGCGTGATGGTACATGCAACTCGATACAGCACTGGGCAGCAATCCTGCGCGACCCTGTTGCTGGTGCATTGGTCAACCTCACACCCGCAGACATACCGGGAGATGCCTACGTAGCTGCACTTGATATCCTCGTTGACAGGTTGAAACGGATAGCAGGTTCAAACCTTGAAGGTAATGATATAGCACGCGGTTGGTTGGACTATGGACTTGATCGTGCATTGGCAAAAAAACCAACAATGACATTAAGCTACGGTGCCAAGCGGTACTCCATGACGGATGGTATTGATGATTGGATTGCTGACAGAGCAGACGGTGGCATACCTGAACCTTTCGACGGTAAGTATTTCGGTCAAGCTATCTGGTTGACTAACGAGATATGGGCTTCGATCAAGCAGACTGTTGGGTCTGCCATGATTGGAATGAAGTACCTTCAAGACCTTGTGAACTTATGCCTGAACGATGGGCTACCTATCTCTTGGATCACACCGACAGGCATGTACGTCAGACAGGCGTACTACGATATGAAGCCGAAGCGTGTGAAGATGCGTCTGCTTGGTGACACCATTCGTCTTACGTTAAACGAAAGCATACCCGACAAGTATGACCGACACGCTATGGTCAATGGCATTGCGGCTAACTTTATCCACAGCCTAGATGCCAGTGCAATGTACATGACGATGAACAAGGCGATGGATCAAGGGGTTCAAGCCTTCTCGATGATCCACGACAGCTACGGAACCACGGCAGTAGACACACCAATACTCAGTCAGTGTACCCGTGAAGCATTCGTTGAGTTGTATCGAGACACTGACCATTTAGAAGCAGTTAGGGACCATGTTAAACCCCTTCTTTCTTCTAAGTTTCGAGACCGTTTACCAAGCGTCCCGAAGCAAGGGAGTTTAGATATCGAGAGTGTTCTGCAATCAGATCACTTCTTCTCTTAAAACCGAAGTCAGCTTCGGAATAACCTATTCGGAGAACCTATTTTGAAAAGAGGATTACAATACACTTCACCTGCTGGTGTAGCTAAATGGTGCTGGCTAACTAAGCCTAACTACAAGTGGGATGCAGACGGAGAGTTCTCAGTTACTCTTGTCTTAGATAAAGAGGATGCTGCACCGTTCATTGAAACCATTGAAGAGCAGATGGAAGACCTTGTTTCAGACCTAAAGAACGAAGGTAAGAAGAAGGTCAAGGAAGCACCTCGTCCGTATCAAGATGAAGAGGACGACGAAGGCAACCCTACTGGTGCGATTCAGTTCAAGTTTAAAAGCAAGGCAAAGGCCAAGCCAAGGATACCAATGTACGACAGTCAGGGTACACCGATGGAAGACATCGATGTTTGGGCTGGCTCAAAACTTAAAGTGTCTAGCTGGCTCAACCCCTACGTAGCACCAATCGGTGCCGGTATATCGATGAGACTAAGGGCAGTTCAGGTTCTTGATCTCGTCAGTGGTGGAGCTAATGGCATAGAAGGATTTGGTTTTGAAACCGAAGAAGAAGGATACGTGCGTAGAGACGCAGACGTATCGGAGTCAACGGTTTCGGAGACGAGCAAGGACGACGACGAGATGGACAGCGAAGAAGATTTCTAGTACGCTGTTTGGTCTGACCTTTCGGTCAGGTTTGGAAGAGAAGGTGGCTCTTGGATTGAAAAATCTGGGGGTCACCTTTTCGTATGAGCCACACTGGATCAACTACCTGAAGCCAGCAAAGGTACATAAGTACAAACCTGATTTTCAAATCGGAGATGTTTACATCGAGGTCAAAGGTAGGTTCGATAGTGCTGATCGAGCCAAGCACCTGATGATCCGTAATCACTACGGTCCACCTGAAGATGGTGGTCTCGACATCCGATTCCTATTCTCGAATCCGAATACCAGAATATCAAAAAAATCTAAAACAACATACGCCATGTGGTGTGTGAAACACGGCTTTCGATATGCCGANCTCAATTCATTAAGTGATTTAATTAAGGATGCAATTAAGAAAAGAAACTAACAAGATCGTCATTCACTGTACGGCTACCCGCGCCGATCAAGAGGTGAATGCTGACATCATCAAGAAGTGGCACATCCAACGAGGGTTCAGAACCATAGGGTATCACTTCTTAATTAATCGAGACGGAGATGTGGAAGAGGGCAGAGGTGTGGAAGAGGTAGGCGCTCACGCTTACGGTCACAACTCTACTTCTATTGGAGTAGCTATGGCTGGAGGTCTTGATCCAGATGGGTCAAGCGCAGCTAACTACACCGACATTCAATGGGATATTCTCCGTGAACTAATTGAAGATTTAGTCGAGCAGTATCCGGGCGCAGATATCGTTGGTCACAACGAGCTATCGAAGAAGGATTGCCCATGCTTTGACGTACAGAAATGGAGAGATGAAAACGGATTATGAAGTAGATTCAGAGTTCGTCCAGCATGAGCCGTGTCCGCAGTGTGGCAGCAAAGATAACCTTGCTCGCTACTCTGATGGTCACGGCTTTTGTTTTGGGTGCAAGCATTATGAACACGCAGACCAAGATCAAGGAGAGATTAAAACAGATATGATTAGAGGTAGATCAAAGCCCTTGTCATCTCGTCGGATAACAGCAGAGACGGCAGGTTTATTTGGCTATGAGATTGGTAAGGATGGAGAGAAGACCGTCCACATCGCAAACTACTTTGATGACCAGAAGAATCTGGTTGCTCAGAAACTAAGGACACCGGACAAACAGTTTAGTTGGAAGGGCTACCCGCAACAGACAGAACTCTACGGCCAGTGGCTGTGGCGAGAAGGCGGGAAGATGGTCACGGTGACAGAAGGCGAGATCGATGCGTTGACCGTGAGTCAGGTATTCGGTCACAACAAATATGCAGTTGTCTCCATTCCCAATGGAATAGCTAACGCGGAGAAATCCGTAAAGCGTAGCTTGGAATGGCTAGAGAAATTTGAGCGGATAAACATCTGCTTCGACAACGATGAACTTGGCAAGTCAAAAGCTAAGAAGGTTGCTCAACTCTTTACACCCGGCAAGGCGTTCATCGTGACGCTGCCCAGTAAGGATGCCAGCGACATGCTGCAAGACAATCAAGAGAGTGAGTTAGTCGATGCCCTCTGGGGTGCAAGACCTTACCACCCCGATGGTATTGTCGATCACGCTGGTCTGCTTGAGTACATCAGGAGACCCAAGAATAAAGAGAGCAAGCCCTACCCCTTCGACGGCCTGACAGAAAAGACGCACGGCATAAGGCGCGGTGAACTTGTAACAGTCTGCGCCGGTACAGGTGTGGGTAAGTCACAGTTCTGTAGGCAACTGACTGACACCCTCCTGCAAGATGGAGAGAAGGTTGGTTACATAGCTCTTGAAGAGAGTGTGCAGCGTACTGTCGAGGGGCTGATGTCTATTCGTCTGGGTAAAGCTATCCATACGGATACAAGAGATTGGTCTGACCTGTCAGACAGCGAGCAGACAGAACGTATGCAGGTCTATCACGGGCTGAAGGGTCTGTATTGTTATGACCACTTCGGCAGCATCGATAGCCAGAACCTTATCAACCGTATCAGATTCATGGCTAAAGCATGTGACGTACACTGGGTTGTCCTCGATCACCTGTCGATCATGTCATCAGCGTTTGCTGATGGTGATGAGAGACGCATGATTGACCAGACCATGACCACTCTTCGATCACTGGTCGAGGAGACAAACATTGGTCTGGTGTTGGTATCTCACCTACGCAGACCTGATGGAAATAAAGGCTACGAGAATGGAATGGAGTTAAGCCTCTCTGCGTTGAGAGGTAGCCACTCAATTAGCCAACTGTCGGACAGCGTATTGGGCATCGAGCGCGACCTATCTGATGACAAAAATATCAGTGTCGTGCGTGTACTCAAGAACCGCTTCAGTGGTGATACAGGCGTGGCTTGTCGTATTCAATTCGATCCACTTACGACACTATTACGAGAATGTAATTATGAAGAAGAAGAAGGATCATCAAATGATTTTTGATGCTGACGTTAAAGCGTCTGACTTCAACTCTGAAGTGAGAGACGCCTATCATACCGTCTTTGCAGCAGTGCAAGACGCTATCGAAAACCCTACCGATGTCATTGAGATACATCTCTTTGATAGTGGTACTAAAGATGTTGTCGAGGATTTGCTTAATGATCTAGCCATCATGTATCCCGAAGCAGACAACATCGAGCTAATCTTGGAGACAGTCCATTAGGCTTGTCTTTGATATTGAAACAGACGGTCTCGATCCAGATGTCATCCACTGTATAATTACTAAAGACATCGATAAACCTGACGATAATATCACTACCTACACAACTAACTGGCGTGATGCTTTACCTGTCATGGCAGAGGCTGATGAGTTAATCGGTCATAACATTATCGACTTCGATATACCCGTCATTCAGAAGTTTGAACCTGACTTTAAACCGAAGTCAGCTTCGGTATTAGATACGTTGGTATGGGCTAGGCTAGTAGCACCAGACATACGTAGTCGAGACTTCGACCGAAAAGATTTACCACCCAGACTTAACGGTTCTCATAGCCTCAAGGCATGGGGATTACGTCTTGGTAAATTGAAGGGAGACTTCGAGGGACCGTGGCACACAATGACAGACGAGATGCTGGAGTATGCTGTTCAGGATGTGCAGGTCACTCACTCCCTACATGATTACTTAGCTTCAAAGAAGTTCTCAAAAAAAAGTATCTCGCTCGAACACGCCGTACATCGAATATGCTCCTCGCAAGAGCGTCACGGTTTTCTGTTCGACAAAGACAAGGCGTGGCAACTCGCAACATCCCTCGAAGAACAGAGGGAGAAGCTGGAGATAGATCTCCAAGAGATATTCCCGCCATACGAAGTGCATACACC